CGACCGGGGCGTCGGTCCCCGCCCCCTCACCACCACGAGTCGTAGGCGATCCAGGACCCCTCCTTTATCGCCTGCCGCGCCTTGGCGATGAACCGATAGACCTCCTCGTCGTCCTCGGGGCCGCTCTGGCCGAAGAAGAAGCCCTCGGTCTTGGGCAGCTCACGATCCCGTGTCTTGCGCTCGAGCAGGTCGAGATCCTCCCTCTCGAGCAGCACCGGCGAGCAGTTGAACTCGGGCCGCTTGCCGCCCTTCATGTAGTACAGGGTCTCCATGAAGCCCTGCAGGTCGGGGTGCTTGCGCCACTGGTAGATCGTCTCGCTGCCGCCTTCCCCGATGTCGAAGTCGACCGGCTTCTCCGGCTTCCTGTCCAGCCGGTAGGCGTACTGGTCCAGTCCCATCTATGCCTCCTCGTAGTGCTTCCACACGTCGCTCTCGACGAGGCTGGCAACGCGCTTCTGGCGGGTTGCCTGCGTCTTGGCCGGGATGCCGTGGGTCGCCCAACTGGTCAGTACCTGGTGGGCGTCCCACAGGTTGCCGCCGGCCTCGCGGGCGAAGCGGGCGACCAGCTCGTCGGTCAATGTCTTGTTGCCCTGCGGCAGGCCCTCGAGCACCTCGGTGAACATGAAGGGATCGAGGTTGACCTGGGGCCAGCGCTGGAGCCTCGGGAAGTTCTCGATGAACTCCTCGGATGCCAGGGTCAGGCGATTGGCGGCCAGCGCCACCTTCTCCTGCATGTCGCCGACATGCTTGAACCTGAAGCTGCTGACCTCCTCGCCGTAGATCGCCGAGTTGGCGCAGACGAAGTTGAAGAACCCTGCCCTGCCCTGCCACGCCGTCGAGCCGTCGTAGCTGTCGAACATGTAGATGCGCAACGCGATCGGGTGCGTGCCGGTCCGGGTGTCGAGCATCATGGTGTGCTGCGGGAACAGGTACTGGCGGAAGATCTTTGCGCCGTTGTCCTGGAAGTCGGTGGCGATCCGCATGTCGCCGGCCTTCAGGCTCGACTCGCTGATCGCCCGCTCGAATATCTCGAAATGCTCCTCGTAGGGCACCATCGAGTACTTGTCCGAGTGGATCGCCAGCGTGTCGCCGGTGTCCTCGCGCCAGATCGCCTTGTGGCCCGGGATCACCCGGCCCTTGTGGTCATAGATCTCGGCCGTGCCGACCGGGAAGAAGTTGGGCTTCTGGTGGTTGAACGGGATGAAGCCGTACTTCTCCATCAGGCCGTCGTAGGTGGGGACGTGGACGTCCATGCTCACTCCTGTTGTTGGTTCTCTACTTTCACGAAACGCTCGAGCTTGCTCAATACGAGGCTTGGGTCGATCGTCGTCCGGTCACGGTAGCCGGCCGGATAGAACAGCGTCTTGGCGTCCCATGGCCTGATCTGGAAGTACAGGCAGACGGCGCTCAGTCCCCACGCCTCGACGTCGGGCCCGTGGTAGTGCAGCTCGTGGTGCCGCCAGTCCGAGTTGGGCAAGGTCTTCAACAGCCTGTCGCAGTGCAATGGTGACTTGGCCTGCTCGAGGAAGTTGACGGGCACGACCTCGAGGTGGCGCGGCTTGGCGATCTTGACGTAGTGGCCGATCAGGCAGCCCGTGCCCTGCTCGTGGCCGGTCCTTTTGGTCGCCCACCAGGTCGCCAGATTGAGGCTAATCAGCCCCCCGGCCTTCCCGGCCTGCAGCAGCGCGGCCAGGCGCTCGCGGTGGGGGATCTGGTAGGTCAACGGCACGACATCGGGCGACACCGTTCGCATTGTCATGGCAATCTCCGATAGAAGCGGGAACCACACCCGGACGCCAGTGGTTCCCAGCCGGCCGCTTCGTGGGGAAGCTGGCCGGATCAGCCGCAGGCTCCGCGCTGTGGACGCTGCCCGGTGCGACCGAAGTCAGGTTAGAACCGAAATCACCCCTGACTTCAGATCGGGATGTCGCCAAGGTTGATGTCGGCCGGATCGGACGACGGCGCAACCCCGTTGGGCTCGGCCCTGGCGTGGCCGTTGGTCTTCTCACCACCCAGCATCTTGATGGTGCTCTGCGGCCCGAGCTTGATCTCGAACGCGGTGCGCTCGTGACCCTCCTTGTCGGTGTACTTGCGCAGGATCGGGTCGCCCTTGACGTAGACCAGCTGGCCCTTGCGCAGCCACTTCTGGATCAGGTTGGTGACCAGCCCGGTCTCGCCGGTCTGGTAGGCGACGACGCGCAGCCACGTCACGTTCTTGACGATCTCGCCCGACGACTTGTCGGTGTAGGGCGGGTCGTTGACCGCGACCGAGAAGCTGGCGGCGGTGGTGCCGCTGGGCAGGTGACGGATCTCGGGATCGTTCCCGAGGTTACCGATACAGGTGATTTCCTTGAACATTTAGCTCTCCTTGCCATCCCAAAGCGTGATTGCCGTGGGCTTACTCACTTGTTGCGAGGCTCGGCGCGCCAGCGCCGTTCCACTCCAGCAGCAGGCCGCGGTGCTGCTCGTTCCAGCCCGAGCGCCGCAGCAGCTCCCACGTCACCTCGGCCAGCGAATTGCCGCTGACGCTCGAGTCGTAGTTCTTGGTGTGGTCCAGCTTGTAGGTCAGCTTGGCATCGCCTGTCTGGATCGGCCCCTCGATCTTGATCTCGAGGCTGAAGTTGCAGCCCAGGTCGGCACGGCGCAGCTGCTCGCGTACCCAGCCGCTCGATGCGACCAGGTGCTCGCGCAGCAGCGCCTCCTGCGGGATCGTCTTCATATCCATTCTCCTTCCGTGACCAGTTTCAATATTCTCAGGCGAGGCTTCTCGAGCGATCCGACCACCACGGCCTCGGCGTAGAAGGTCAGCTTGTCGTCGAAGTTCAGCTTCCACACCTCGTCGAGCTCGAAGTGCAGGGCGTACTGGCGGTCGTGCGTCATTGCCGACACGACATCGCCCAATGGGCTGCGCTGGAAGCGCCAGACCTGGCGTTTGCGGGCCATTTGTCCTCCGGCTTGAGGCTAATCGAGGCTAATCATCCCCTCGGCCTTGCCCTCATGCTCATGCTCAAGCTCAAGCTCATGCTCATGCTCATGCTGCCCCGCAGCCCGGGTCCGGGGGCGGCGAGCACCCGGCGGGGCGCGGGGCAGAGCCCCGTGGACGTAGCGTTAGCGAAGTCCAGGCATCCTGCGGTAGAAGGAGGGGGCCAGCCCGCCAAGGCAAAGCCCCCTCCCCGCCGCGGGCGTGGCTAACCCCCACCCCGCGGCCCGCCGCATCCGGCGTCAGTCCACGACGTTCCCGTCGTCGTCGAGCGTGTATCCGGCGTGGTGGCCTTCTTCGTCCATCCACGTCGCCTCACCCTCGGACATCGGCTGCGCCACATGTGGCGTCGCCTTGTCGTGAACCGACTTCCCCTTGCGAGGCTTAAAGCCGGTGTAGCGCTCGTAGTAAGCCTCAAACTCCTCGGGAGGCTTGCCGATCAGCATCGCCCGGTGCACCGCCGAGAGCTTCTCGACGTTGCGGGCACGCTCTTTCTTCTGCTTCTGGCGAAGCAGCACCGGCACATACTCCCATGTATGGCCGGTATGCTCGATGCCCTGACGGGCATTGCTGTTGTTCTGGGTGCCCTGCATGAAGCCGCCGTACTCCGTGAAGGTGTCGACCATCTGGTCGGACCACGCCCGGAAGACGAGCTGCATCCAGTGGTACTGGAAGCGGGCACCCTCGCGCTGCTGCTCCCAGCGCTCGATCGAGAGATCGTCGCTGCCGTCGGCCCGCTGCGGCCCGTGCGGAGCACCGGCCGAGCGCAGCGCGTCGTCGATCTTCGTGGTGAGACCACGGCCCCACTCCGCCGTGTTGATCATCTCCCACTCGATGGCCTCGAGCAGGCGAAGCGTCAGCTTCGACGCGAGGATCTTGCACTGTGGCAGGGCGTGGGTGAGATGGCAGAAGTTCGCCATCAGCTCCCGTGCCTGCGCCATGAAGTGCTTGCGGTCCTCGTCGGTCATGTGGTCGCTGGGCGTCACGTTGCGCATCGAGGGGTGGAACCCCTTGGCGCGCTTCTTCTGCTCGGCGCGCTTGAGCGGAGCCTGCGCATGCAGGACCCGCGGCGAGCGCGGCGGCTCGGGCGGCACCGGCTTGGTGTCGATGACGGTCGACGCCATCAGCGAGAGGTCGGAGTCGCGCCAGTCGCGGGCGTACTCGTCGACCCGGACCTCGGCGTTGATGGTGCGCGGGTCGAAGTAGGCCTCGACCGGGCGCTTGGCGGCAAAGCCGGTACGCGGCTTGGCCACACCGGTGTGCTTGTGGATGAGCAGGCCGAAGCCTGCGTTCCACTCCCACGGGCTGTCGTCGATATGGCAGGCCAGCACCATCAGGCCCTCGGGCCTGCGGGCGTGGACGATCCAGTCGGTCTTCGGTGGATTGCGGAAGTACGCTTCGGTCATTGCAGTCGTCATGTCGGTAGCCATTGGAGCCTCACAGTTGGAAAGGGTGACGAGGTACTCAGGTACGCAACGCACGCACGATCTGGCGCATGGTGAGCCAGTACAGGGCGGCCTGCTGGACGACCCGGAAGCGGGCGTGCAGGTCGAGGCTGTGACGGGCGATCCAGACGCGGACGCCCGCGCTGGCGCGCCACAGCCAGCTGCCGAGGAAGTAGATCATGCAGGCGAACGCCACGCGTTCGGCGGCATAGACGAGGGCAGCGAGGATCGCCGCCAGCATTGCGATGATGGGCATGATGTCTCCTGTTGATCGAGATGGATGACGAGGCTGGGGCGGCCTCTTGGCCGCCCCTCCTCCGGTACGCACTCAGCACGCGTCGTGAAGGAGCAGCGCCACGTCAGTGACGTGGTCCTCGCAGTGGTTCAGCACCGAGCGCTCATGCTCGACTGCCCGGTCCAAAGCCTCCTCTGGATCGGCATTGGCCTGCCGGTCGTGCCACTCAAGTGCCTTGACCAGGACGTGGCCGTGGCAAGCCTGTGGTGCGCAGAAGCACAGCAGCTGCTTGCCGCGCAGCTCGGGCAGAGCGGCCATCAGGCCTTTGTTGCCCCACAGCCACTTGCGGTATCCGGCAATGGCCTTCTCACGGGTCAGCGACTTGCTGATCAGGTACGGGTTGCCCCACTTGGAGCCCCGCCCGATGTAGAGCGGGTTGTTTAGGCCTTCTGCCGGAAGGCAACGCAGGTTGTGCACAGTCGTCTTGACAGTCATTGGTAGCTCCACAGTTGAAGAAAAAGCGCAGGGGTGAGGAGAGAGGGGCGGCGCTTACGCCCCTCTCTCGCTGCCGCCAGGCAGCCTCTTAAGCCCAGACGTAACCAGCAGGCAGATGCGGGTAGAACAGGTCGGCGAACCGTTCGGTCAAAGAACGCTGTTCGCCCTCCCAGTCGGAGAAGAACCAGATGGCGTCGGTCTCGCCGAGCGCGGGAAGGTTCATCAATTCGAGGAGGTATTGGACACATGCTTCGGTAGGCATCGGTAGCTCCACAGTTGGAAAGGAAGAGATCAGCGTTGCGGGACCACGATGGCCCGCAGGTGCGGATAGCGACGCAGCATGCGACGCAGGTGCCAGTGCCGGTACCAGTTCGCACCGGCATCGAAGGCTCCACGCAACCCGCTGCGGGCAGCGCAGGCACGGGCACCCAAGCCCATGCAGGCGTCAAGCAGCACGCAACCGACGTAGCCCACGCCAAGCCAGAACAGGAAGCTGAAGAGCACCGAGATGTTCCAGCCGAGCAGGAACCCGAAGATGAAGGCAAACACAGCGGTCAGGACGTAGTTCATGACAATCTCCACAGTTAGAAGTCAGGGACGAGGCTGCCGGGGCGTCATCGCCCCGGCTCGCCAGCAGTTCAGAACCAGATGTCGCTGTCCTCGTGCTGCTGCATGAACAGCACGCGAAGCGGCGTGTGACCCATCGGGTCGCGTGCCCACTGGGCAGGGCTGGGAGGATAGCCGTCATCCTCATCATCCCAGTCGAGCACGCAGGCTTCGTAGCCAGCGGTGAGCCAGATCGCGAAAGCAAGCTCAGTCAGTCCGTCGTAAGTCATCGTTCTCTCCACAGTTGACACGGAAGCCGAAGAGAGCAGTCAGCTCTTTCTCGCTCTCTCCGTTCCGATAGCCGCGTGAACGGCACAAAACGCCGGGAAAACAAGGGTCCGCAGGGGCTTGGCGGGCTCGGCCCGCGACAACGCGCCATGCTTACGCGGCGGCACAGCGGCCATGTCGCCCGTCTTCGGGCGAAAACGCGCAGCGTTTCCGCGTCCTTACACAGCATCCCGGCGTGGCGCGTTGTCCCCCGGAGGACCGGCCGGGCGTCTTCGCCCGGACGGCTCGCCCTTGTTTTCTGTAGGCGTTTTGTGGCGGACTCCGCGGCCGGAACGGAGAGAGAGAGAGAGTCAAACGCGCAGCGTTTGTCCTTAGAGGCGCGACTGGAGTGCCAGCGCTTGCGCTGGCATCGCGCCTGTCATGAGCGCCATGCGAGGAGGCGCGGGACGCGCCCCCGCAGCCCTCTTGAACAGCGAGCAGGCCCCCGTCTTACGGGGCCGCGCAGCCAAGATTAAATGGCGCTCATGACCGCGGCGCTTGAGCGCCGCCGCGCCTGTAGGCGCACTTCGGGAAAGGCCGCCTGCAGGCGGCTACAATGAGAGAGCGCGAGGGGGTCCCCCATTGGTTCGGGGTTGCGACACGCCCTAGCGTGGCGCGGATCGCCACGGAGTGCGATCCCCCCGTACCAATGGGGGGCGCTCGACTCCGGGAAAACACTCTGCGCAGCCGTGCTGCGCCCCTCATGAACAGAAGCGGGCACAGGCCCGCATCATGCCGAGGCCTTGTGCCGAGCCAGGCCCGCTTGCGGGACTGGGCGTACCGCAGCGCAGCGAGGAACGCATCGCCCCCAACGGGGGCGACACCCCAGCGCGGTATCAGAATACCCCACAAGAAAGAAGAAACAGTCTCAAAGCGGAACCAATAAAGTCAATGACATCAGATCACTAACATCTGTATCCTTGACAGATGAATGATGCACAGGGCACTGTTCCAGATCGCAAATCACACAATCCCCGGCTTAATGGGCAAAAGCGCAGGCAACAAAGACCTGCAGGAAACGACACGCCCATCGTGCCAATGGATAAAGCCGCCGCGATCGCACACGCCCAGCTCGCCAATATGCCCGGGTGCCAGCTCAGCGATCAGGCCGTAACCCTCATCACACTTCGAGTGAACACGTCGCAAAGCGTCGCCGCGCTGGCTCGCCAACTCAAGATGAACAGATCAAATGCGTACAATCTGATCGCATCCCCCTCGGGCCAAGAGCTCATTGCACGACTGGCCCGGGCCATGTTGGGCACCGCGGCGACCACAGCTGCCCGCACATTGGAGCAGCTTTGCTCGCACAAAGACCCTCATGTCGCTCTACAGGCAGCACAGGATCTCATGGAGAGAGCAGGGCTTGGACAATCGCAGCGTGTGGCTGCCACATCGCAAGCCTCATACGCTTTCACGTTCAGTAACGAGGCTGCAAAGCAGCGCACCTAGAAGTGCCAACGTCATGGCGCCGCAGGCAGTCAGCACTTCATGGGACCCATGGCTCTCTCCCCCTTTCGAGGGTGGCCCTTAAAAAGGGCCCTCTCGCGGTCGGGGGAGGCCCTCTCACAGGTGATTTAGTAATCCCAGTCCATCCACCCATTGCAACCTGTGGTTCTTGATATGATTTTTGGTGACCCTTGCGCCTGGTAGATCTAAGTCCGGTAGATTTGCAGCGACTTCGTACAATCGTGAGGCGTATTCACCTGAAATATCACCCGGTTGAGCTTCAGAATGACCGTGAGGCTGACCAGATTATTGAATCCTTGCTGCCTGAGACGGCTGAGAGGCTGATCAAGCGGCTGGTTGACGAGAAAGGCGACATTTGATGGCCCAGGCACCGTCTCCGACGACGACGATCCCGATGTCCAGTGGCGAGCCGCCGGTTTTGGGGGCAGCTCGGGTGACTTTGGGGGTCCGCCAGGGCTGGAAGATGCCTGATGGCAGCATTTTGTACGATGACGGGGAGAAGGAGGTGCCTGCTTCGGGCAAGAGCGACGCCGAGAAGCGGGCCGAGGCGCTGAAGATGGCACTTGGCGAGGCGACCGGGCCGGTTCAGCCGGGTGCGAGCAAGGCGGCGATCGCCGAGGCGCGCACCGAGATCGCCCGCCTGTCGATGGGCTTCGAGATCAACGAGAAGCGCGCCAAGCGGGCCAAGGAAGTGAGTGCGCTCGAGCCGGCCGCGACACGCGACGAGGCGCGGGCACGATTGGCCGAGGAAGTCCCCTCTGCCGAGCAGCAGCAGGTCTATCTGCGGCAAACCGTGCGCGGGCTGGTCAACGACGAGGCGCTGCGCATCGAGGAGCTGAAGCAGCTCGCCATGCAGGGCGGCATCGTGCTGACGCGGGACGGGCTGCCGAGGAAGAAGGGCGTGCAGGAGTTGCATGACCATCTGATCGAGGCTTTGAATTGTGCCGAGCGCGGTGATACTGCGAAGGCTGCCGCAGCGCTGGCCGAGCTCAAGCGCTGGAGCCTCACAGGAGATCTCGATGCCCAAGCACAAGACGCATGACGAGCCCGACCCTGTACCCGTACCCGTACCGACCCCGCTGCCTGCCGAGCCGCCGACCGTGGAGGAGCTGGAGGCACGCCGCCTTCGGGCCGAGCGTTTCATGCTGCCCGACGCGCTCAGCGTGGTCGTCCAGCCTCGCCATCTGGTCGACGTTGACCTGCTGCCTGGCTTTACTGTCGATGACGCTCGCAAGCTGAAGGGCGGCGAGGGCGCGCAGTTCAGGACCGATGCGGTCCGCATGGTCGAGATCGAGACCGCCCGGGTTGCCCAGCTGCACACGATTGTCGGCGTCGACGACGTGTGGCTGGCCTGTGACGGCATCATCATGGACCCGGCCGACTGGACCAGCCTCGATGCAGCCCTTGCGGCGGCGCAGGAACAGGTCGTGCTGGGAGGAGATGAAGGCGACAGTGACGTCAAGGAGATCGCCATCGTCTCGGCCTGCCTGATGGAGACCGCACGCTACCAGGCGGTGGCCGGTCCCGAGCAGCTCCCGCCGCCGCCCGAAGGCGGGGCACTGGCTGTCGATCCGCCGGCTGGCCAGCTCTACCGCGGCTGATGGCCCGCAGCCCTGCCGGCCGCAAGGCCAAGGGCAACACCACGCCTGTCCCGCCCCCGGCGACGTTTCATCCGCCGGGGCCTGTGGGCCAAGCGTTCATGGACTGCGACGACTTCGTGCGCTGTATCCGCGGACCGTTCGGCTCCGGCAAGACGGTCCTCTGTGTCCATGAGATCCTCAAACGCGCCCAGCAGCAGAAACCCTACGTCGTCTATTCCCCTACCGGGGAGGTGGAATCGGCCACCCGCTACACGCGCTGGGTCATTGTCCGCAATACGTTTCCCGAGCTCAAGCTGACCACCGTCAAGACGTGGTTGCGCTGGGTTCCAGAGCAGCTCGGCACGTTCTCGTGGTCACCGCCATTTGTGCACCACCTGAATTACCTGATGCCCGACAACACGCGTGTCGACGCTGAAGTGATCTTTCTGGCGCTCGATCGACCGGATGACATCAAGAAGCTGCTGTCGCTCGAGGTCACCGGCGCGATGATCAACGAAGCACGCGAGGTCCAGAAGGATATTCTCGACGCCCTCACGGGCCGCGTAGGACGATACCCCGACCCGGCGATGGGCGGGCCGACATGGTCCGGCATCATCATGGACACGAACTCGCCAGGCGAAGAGCACTGGATCCCAATCATTGCCGGAGACGTGGACCCGCCGGACTGGATGAACCAGGAAGAACTGCGTCTGTATGTGAAACCCCCGTCATGGTCGTTCTTCACCCAGCCGCCGGCCATGCTGGAAATCTTCGAAGGCGACACGCTCGACCACTACGAGATCAACGACGAGCGCGAGAACCCGATCCTCGGCGAGGCCTACTACAAGCAGATGATCGCCGGCAAAAGCCGGACGTGGATAAACATCTACATCCTTAATCGTTACGCGACGTTGATTGCAGGCAAGGCGGTCTACGAGAAGGAGTGGAACGACGCCATCCATGTTGCCCGGGAACGGCTGGCTCCCATCGAGGGCATCCCGATCATCGTCGGCCTCGACTACGGCCGCACGCCCGCCGCCGCCTTCAAGCAGAAGGTCGGCGGACAGATGCGACTGCTGCATGAACTGGTTCTCTCGGGCGTCTCGACCAAGACCTTTGCGCTCGCCATCAAGCGCGAGCTGGTCCGCCTCAAGTGGGAGCACTTCCGGCTCGACATCTATGGCGACCCCTCGGGCGACGACCTCAAGGAGACCAGCGATGACGCTCCTTCCCAGATCCTGCGGGCTAACGGGGTTCCTGCAAAGGCTGCTCCAACGAATGATCCGCTGGTTAGAATTGAGGCTACCGCTGCCCTGATGAGCATGGTGACGGCCGACGGGCCGGCCTTCCTCGTCAGCCCGACCTGCAAGACCTACATCGCCGGCGCCCGCGGCGCCTACCACTACAAGCCGGTCGGCGGCATCCGCTCCGGCCTCTACGACAGCAAGCCCAACAAGAACCGCTTCTCCCACATCCACGACGCCGACCAGTACGCCAACATCGGCGCCGGCGAGTGGAAGCCCGTGCTGACCAGCGGCAATCCCGGCCGCGTCGTCACCATCGGCCGCAAGAGCCATCCGCTGGCCCGCATGGCCGAACGGACCCGCGGCTCCGGCCGCTTCGCACGCTACGGAGGACGGCCATGACACGCGGACTGATCTACTGGGTGATGATGCTGCTCTGGCTGCTCTCCCTGGTCGGCGCCCACATGGGCTGGATACCGGGCGGGGCGATCGTCAGCACCGTCTTCCTGTTCATCCTGTTCGCCCTGCTGGGCTGGCAGGTCTTCGGCCCACCGATAAGGGGATAATGCCGCCGCGCATCACGCCCGGCATCCCGCTCAGGCCGTGGAAGCAGCCGTGGCAGGTCTGCTTCGTGCCGTGCTGGCAGCACTGGACGATGCGCCCGTTTCACATGAAACCGCCGTTCCAGCACATCTTCCTGCTCAGGCCCTACGAGAGCATCCACATCGGCGCCAGCCGCTGGCTCTACGTCGAGTGGTCGTTCATGGGAGCCGTCACCGTGCTGCTCGACGAGCACCAGGTCGCCGTCTTCCATCGCCGCGTCATCGCCGAGGGCGCCATGCTGCACTGGCCGGGCTCGAGCATCCTGCCGCCGCCGCGCATGGGCAACGGGCTGTGGCCGCTCACCTGCGTTACCTTCGCCCGCCAGATCCTCGGCCTGCCGTTCCGCTACCGGACGTGGACCCCGCTTGGCCTGTGGCACGAGCTGGTCGAAAAGGGCGCCAAGGTTGTCATCGACCCGCCGAAGGTCGATAAGGGTGGTTCCCTCCATAAGGATACCAGCCCATGAGTTTCCTGAGCGGTGGTGGAACGCCAGAGCGCATGCCCGACTACATGCCGGGCCAGAGCCCGCAGGAACAGGAAGCCCGGCGCTACTCCAATGCCATGCTGGCCGAGCAGAAGCGCCAGACCGACGTCGCCGTCGCCGAGACCGAGCGGCTCAAGGGCATCGAGGCGGGCGTCACCGCCAAGGCCGAAACCGAGAAGAAGGACGAGGAGCAACGCCGCCAGCAAAGACTGGTCGGCGGCGGCATCCAGCGCTTCCTGTCGGCCGGCTACACCGGCTACGGCGACTCACGGCCGCTCGGCACCGGGCTCACGCTTGGAGGCTGACATGAGCTACTCGTTCGGCGATGCGGTCGCCCAGAAGATGATGAAGGACAACGGCATCTACGACATCGACGCCGAGGCCGCCAAGATGGCCGAGGGCCAGAACCGCGAGCAGATGGCGGCTCTCTACACCCCGCCGGCCGCCAAGACGCTCGAGCCGACCCCCGAAGACCCGAGCTCCTTCACCTACGACGCGCCGGCCGACAGTCCCAACACCCAGGACCAGCTGCGCCGCTATGCCGGGGCCGGCGTGCCGCAGAACGAGGCCTATCGCCTGCTCGGCGGACCGCGCCAGAAAGTAGGCGGCTGAAATGTCCTACCAGAGCGAGGCCGCGCCCAAGGACAAGAAGCGTCCAATGGAAGAAGGCAGCAAGGAGGACAGCGAGGCGCAGGAGCGCCAGCAAACCTCGGGAAACCCTTCGTCATGGATCGGGCTCGGCGAACGCACACCCTTTGTCGGACAGCCCAGCGCCCACATGCAAAAGCAGCATTGGGATCGCAAGACCAGCAAAATGCTGGGCGAGCCGGAGGAATAGATGGCAACCCGCGTCCCCCAGAACGGCGCTCCCGGTCCGACACCCCAGCCGCCCTATCCCAAGCGGACCAGGCGCAAGGCCGAAGCGGCACCGACCAGGGACTACGTCGATACCGAAATCACCCCCTCGGTGAAGACCCCGCCCGACAGGGACCTCTACAAGACGTGGGAGAAATACCAGCAGGAGGCGATGCGCCGGCGCCAGCCGTGGATACCCATGTGGCAGTCGATCTACGACCTCGTGCTGCCCAACCGCGAAGCCTTCTTCGACAGCTCGCCCGGCCAGAGCACCACCGACTTCATCTACGACGAGACCGCCGTGGTCGGCGTCCCCCGCCTCGCCTCGCGCCTGACCAGCGGCTTCTTCCCGGAAGCGGGCGAGATCTTCAGCCTCGCCTACGGACAGGACGTGCCCGACCACCTCAAGGGCATCGAGGGCCAGTCCAAGCTGCAGATGCTGACCGAGATGATCCACACGGCGTGGCAGAACTCGAACTTCGGCACCGAGGTCAGCGAAGGCATGATCGACTTCGCGATCGGCACCATGAACCTCGCCCAGGAAGCCGGCGAATATCCCGGCGAGGTCACCTTCAAGGCCGTGCCGATGACCCACATCGCCATCCTGCCGGGCGCCGGCGGCAAGGTGAAGGGCTGGTTCCAGTGGCGCGACAAGCAGCCGATCGAGGACGTCCACGCCGAGTTCAGGAACGTCGCCACTTTCCCCGACCGCTTCATGCGCGACCTCAAGGCCGACCCGCGGCGCGAGCTCAAGGTCCACACCGCGACGTGGGACAACAGCAGCAAGACCGAGTACCGCTACAAGCAGCTGGTGGTGATCCCCGAATACAACAAGGACGGCATCATCTGGGAGAACGACCTTGTAGGCATGGGCTCCTGCCCGTGGTCGACCACCCGGTGGTCCAAGGTCGGGGTCGATGCGTGGGGCCGCGGCGCCATCATGCTGGTCATGCCCGCCATCAAGACCTGCAACCTCACCGTCCAGCTGATCCTCGAGAACGCCGAGCTCGCCCTGGGCGGCGTCTGGACCTACGACGACGACGGCGTGTTCAATCCCGAGAATGTCACGCTGGCCCCCGGCACCTTCATCCCCAAGAGCCGTGAGGGCAAGATCGAGCCGCTGCAGTCGGCCGCCCAGTTCGACGTCGCCCAGCTGATCCTCCAGGACCAGCGCACCAACATCAAGAAGGGCCTGTTCATCGACGAGCTCGACGCCCCCGGCAAGACCCCGCGCTCGGCCATGGAGATCCAGTCCCGCCTCGCCGAGATCGCCCGCGACCTCTCCGCCCCCGGCTCGCGCATCGTCCACGAGTGCCTCGTCCACCACGTCAACCGCACCATCCACATCTTCGAGAAGCAGGGCATCCTCGACGCCATCGGCATGCGGGTCGACGGCAAGATGCTGCGCCTGATCGTCCGCTCGCCCCTGCTGCGCGGACAGGACCAGATCGAGCTCAACGAGCTGATGCAGTGGGGCGCCCAGATGGACGGCCTGTTCGGTCCCAACACCGCCGGCATGACGCTCAAGCGCGAGACCACCAT